TTCTGTTTCATCAAAAACGAAGTCCTCATCTAATCCAAGCTGCTCTTGCATGCTTTGCGCTGGTTTACCACCATTTTCAAAATAGCCACGGACATGATCTACAAGTCCACTATCGGTTTCCATTGCTTCGAGAACCGGAGTAAACGGACTGAGCCTATTGAGCTCTTCCCTCATCTTAGTAGCTTCCCTACTAGAATCTTTATACCGCTTTTCCCAATCAACAGTGTTGTTGGATTCCTGAGCTTGTGCTTGGGTTGTCTCTTGAGGTATTACCTCTTGAGGGCCATTAAACTCTGGGGTTACCTGTTCACTTTGTTGGTCAACAATTCCACCATTTACCTGAGATTCCATCTCAGTGAAGAAGTCTTCAACAGAGCCAGAATCTTCTGGGTTGCCATCGAACATATTATCTTCCATTTTGTCACTCTCCTTTTTCTTTGAGTTGTAACTTGGGCAAAGTTAAGATTGCTCTTTTGTTTTTTCCAAGTCTTTTATTACATTTTGTAAAGAATTTTTAAATTGTTTCTGTTCTGTATCAGATTGAAGCTTTCTAGTATCCCTAAGATGCTTCTGTTGAGCTTTAGTAAGATTATGCTCTTTATCCATATCAGCTGACAATCTATACTTCTGTTTACTAATCTCTGTTTCAGCTGCATTAACTTTACTCTTAATACCAGCTTGTACAACTTGACGCTCAAGAGTTTCAACAGTACCCTCTGAATTTTTAAGCTTCTCTTCTAGTTGCTCTATCTGTTGCTGCATTTGTGAGTACATGCTCTTACGCTTAACGATACTCTCTTTATTCTTAATGTCAGTTTCAGATAATAATGCTATATCATCAATAACGCCCATTTGCATATATTGTTTCAATTCATCTAAATAAGCCCATCTATTAACAGGAAGAGTAGATCCAGCTACAATTCTAATATCAAACTTAGCAGAGCCATAATCATTAAACTTCCCAATAGCTTCTCCTAGATCATTGTAAATTGGAACGTTAATTTCAACTTGTTTCTCTTCATTAATATTGTTAGGTTGAACAACACGGAATACTTTGTTCCCAGTATAAGTTGCTTGAGAAAACTGAGCGATAACACTACCTAGTCTCTTTAATGCTGGTTCAATAGAGTTCTTCATCCATTGCTTAACCCTACGAGTACCATACTCATCCATAGCTAACATACCACGATATGTTTCATGTTGTGATGATGTATCTCCCTGCATAGCTCCATATATACCAGCTAAGTACTCCATATCTTGCTTACCTTCATTAACAATGCCAAAGAATGCATTTGATAAAGGTGCTGGCTGAACTGGAGTAGGAGCCATTGATCCAGGCCTTACTGGTAACAACGCACCAGGAGCACTTGAATATTGTTCCCAATAATCAGTGTCAATACTTCCTTCTTCATGCAACCATCTTAAGCTACTACCCAAAGATGCATTATGTATCATTAATTGGTGAGCTTTATTCATTTCTCTCTGTTTACCTATTAAAGGAGAAACAGCTGAGATTGGGAATGGAGTCCCTGTCCACTTAAAGTGAAATGGAACTAAAGGATATTCTGTAATTTGTTCTGGCAATACCTTCTCATATAAAGTTACATCACCCGCAACACAACTCAATTTAATCCTATTCCCATAGAACTTAGCTGTTTGCACGATCATCTTAGAGAATGTAGGATCATCAGATATTGCTTTAAATTCTTTCTCTGATACAATTTTATTTTCTATCTGAGATACCTGAGCTTGAAGTTCACTTACCATTTCTTGCTCTGCTGCAGCCAATTGTTGTTCCATCATCTTGGCAGCCTTTTGCATTTCCAATTGGAATCTCTCTGGTAGCATTTGTCCTGCCTCAACAGCAGCAGCCATTTGCTTTTCTTGCTCCATCATTTGAACTTGCATCTCTGCTTGCATCTCTTGCATTTGAACTTGAACTTGTTGTTGTATCTGTGCTATTTGCTGCTCGTTAGGTGGCATTCTATAAAATACATTAACATAACCGACTTTAATCTTTTCATAAACCTCAAATAGCTCTAATAGTGTATCATTCTCCCCAGTAGAAGGATCAAAAGATTCTGACTCATTTATATCCTTATAGGTAAAGTCTTTCTGCATCTTAAGAGACTTCTCAGTGTAATTATACTCAGTTTGTTGATTACTAGAAGCTTTCTTGATCTTACTAGTCATATCAGGGAACATCTTCTCTAAATGAGAAGTAGGCAGTATCTTTCGAATCATTACAAATGCTGCATCTTTAAATAAGATATCTCTTGACTTAGGATCAACAAATATATCAAATGGTTCTGGTTGCTTAATTACTACATCACCCATTCCGTTATCTGAATCAGGATCTACAGTAACAAGTAAATAACCTACTGATTTAGTAATAGCATCATTAATTGCATTAGAGAATATGGTCTGTCCATCTGACAAGTCCCATATATAATCAGCAACATCAGAGAATACATGCGCTACATCCGTATCGCTAGCATCTACACCAATAGCTTGCCATCTAGGAGTATTAGCTGTAGCATAGAAATTAAGCATTTCTACTACAGGCATAATCCTATTGATAGTAAAATCAGGCATTCCTTGTTCTGATAAATGCTGTTGTTCTGCTTCAGTTAATTGATTGTCATTAGCAAAGTCAAAACCTTTTTGGTTAATTCTTTCCCACTTAACTCGACTAGCAGTGTTCACTTGATCAAATAAGTGTCTTACTCTGTCTGCCGTTTTATCTCTTCTCTTTGCCATAATTACCTTTTATTTAGCAGCTATAAATACTTCTACTGATCCATCTATAGTGCCTGATTCCGATATTGCGTATATATTGTCTATTTCAGTCAACACTGGACCAATTGAATTAAAATGTGTAACATCAATCTTATTTTCAAAGTACACATTACTTTCACCTGGCTTAATTACATTTATAATATATGCATTAGCATCATAATTTTCTTGTATATTAGCAGATAACTCTTTTGCTATAGTTCTAGTTCCTCTTCTTGCTGATAGTTTTAAATCACTACCACCTACATGTAAATACAATATGACATTTGACGTGCCATTATTAGTGATTCTTGTATACTTAACATTATCATTAGAGAATCCTCCTCCAGCAGAATTGGTAGGTAAAGATGCACTCCGTGTTCCTGGAATAGTATCATTAAAACTACATAGAGTTACTAAGCTTACGCTATCATTCGTAAAAGCGTTAGTAGCATTAGTTAATGCAGATGTAGTTCTATCTGATGAAAATAATTGATCTGCTTTGATCATATTACCCCACAGCTCCCTTGCTTTAGTACTATGTCCTGGAACAGTATGTGTAATCTTTAAATAAGGAAGAGTTCCATTATCTGAGATTCCTCCTATTGAAAATGGGGCTCCAGCAGAAACCCATGCATCTAGAGATTTTTTAAGGGATGTTAGAACTGCTTTTCTGTTTGTTAAGTTATCTTCAGCTCCAAATATACCAGAAACACCTGCTATATGCTTAGTACTATTAGCTTGAGTAACGTCATCATCAAATGTCACTTTTATTGTATCAGAGAAAAATATATCATTAGTACCACTCCCTGTCGATGCAACGTCTACTTCAAATTCTGTAGAGCTAACTATTTTAGTTATAACTGCATTAGTTCCAATATTAGTTCCAGTAACTCTGAATCCTACCTGAATACCAGATTGAGTGTGGGTATGAGTTATATATTTTTGCCCACTAACTGTGGTAGCATATACACTAAATTGATTGCCGTAAAAATACATTATTTGATTGCTGCCAGATATAGTATTAACAGGAAGACTAAATGTAGTGTCACCAGCTACCGAAAGTATTCTATCGTCTGCACCGTCATCATGAGCGTCCGTCGCACCAATTAAATCAGTATTGCCCAATCTAAGCTCAGGAGATACAGAGCCAGCAGCCCCTACTTGATCTAGAACATCAATATCAATAGCAGCATCAAGAGTGACAACCTCACTACTCCCAGTACCATCACCAGTAGCAGTGAACGTGCGATCAGTATGTGCTTCGATATAAATTGATTTGTCATCATATGAAGCGCTAGGAACCTCAGCAACAAAGAGGTATGTACTCCCAAAATCTCTTTTGCTGACTTTAATGGTTTCCTGGTATACCTTATTTACGCCAGATATATTATGGCTCTTGGAATTGTTTACGTTTTTCCCTGAAACATTTACCTTCTCTGTTAGCTCTATTTTTAAATTTGCCATTTATTACTCCTCTTCTTCTGGCTCATCCACATCTTTTTCTCGTTGGGATGGAATTTTTTCTGTTAAATCTTCTAATGTAAATATATCAGGCATTATTCTTTATATTGCTTATCATAAATTGAATCTAATAAATAATTACCCTCGTTAACCCTTCGATCTTTATTGTCTGACCATTTGCCTTGAGATAATTCAAGCCCTAACCCTTCCCAGTCCTCTCTCTTAATTGCATCCCATGCCTTTGGAGCTGAAAAGTCTGCACCCATATTCCATGTCATACTTAATATTGTTGTCTGAACCTTTTTCGGTAGTAATTGAAAATCTTTATTTGTTTCCTTAGAATACCTCTTTGCTGTCTTAACATACATATCTAAACCAACGGCTTTATTGAGCTCATCAGCTTCCGTATTTGAAATCTGAAGAAAAGGCATCTCTCCAGCCTTTTTGCTTACAGGCCCAACAACTTGGTTCCAAGTGCCATCATCATTATAGCTCTTAGTTGCCGAATAAGGAGCTAATTTAGCTATTAAGTTTTGATCTTTTAGCCCATATTTCCTTAGAAGGCCTAGTGACTGTCTTGACAAGTCTACTCCCATGCCTATTGTTACTCCAGATCCTTCTATCCCGGGATAATAAGCCATTCCAGGAGTTATACTATAACCCTCATGTTCTGCGATAATATCCCAATCTATACTTGGGATAGCTTGCTTTAAGCTATTCAAATCTTCTCTTTTGCCCATTATGCCAATGCCCAATTCTTAGGCTTAGGTACACTCTTTCTCCACACACCCTCATCATTCTTCTTCATAGAGTTTGGGGGATGCGCATACTTGCATGAGTAAGCTAATGCATCAATAGTATCGTCATGGCCCATTCTAGGGCCAAATGTAATTATTTCTTGGTGCAAATCGTAATGATCCTTTTTAATTTTGACTGAACCCACTGCAAACCTTTGTGCCAATATTTCTTGTATCCTATCCCTTTTAGACATTCTGTTACCCGGCTTCTCTGCAGTATACTTAACAGTGAAGTCATTGCGCCTACGCATTTCTGCATTAATAGCTTGAAAGACTGGCTTCGACATAGTTGTGTCTTCAATGCAAAATAAGTTCGGGCTATATATTTTATTATAGTCAAATATATAGTCAACAATCCCTTTTTTGTTATCTCCCGGTATCCCCAAGACAGGTAAAGACCGCTTCCTGAGATAATCAAGTACATAACAGTTATTGTTAGAATCGACGCCCAAAGCGAGTAACACACTAAAATCACTGTCCCTACGAGTACTATCAGTAGCAGGGTCAACCCCCACGAAGACATTAATGGGAAGCTCATCACCTTCAGCAGTCCTAACATACGAAATGCCTGTGTCTTCATCCCTATAAAAGCTGCCATCCCAGTGCTTAATATGGTTCCTATTAAAGATAGAATCCGCTTCATTCTGCACCTCCATCATATACTCTTGATAGAACTTTTGCGGAACTCCATTGTCCGCATAAAACTTTTTCTTTCGCTCCATTTCCTTGTGGCCAAACCATGAGGGCCATAAAGGAGTACCATCCTCCATTATAGCCTTGTGAGTGATTACATCCCACGAAAAATGCTCCCCTTGAGTTTGTGCCTTATTATACCCATTAAGTATGTTGGTAACAAAAGCATCGAAGTGAACAGGCGTACCATTGATACGAAGACGACCAGTACCAGGCTCAAGAGCAGGAAACACAACAGCAGTAACCAAGTTAGCAATCTTCGACCTAGCTTCAGGCGTCCCTGTGTTGTTTTCATCTTCGAAGTCATCAAGAACAATGAGGTCATAGCGCTTATGTAGTTTAGCACCTCCACGTATCCCAGAAAGGTTAGATTTACTAATGAGTTTACAACCGTTCTTAAGTTCAATATCATCTTCTGTCCATTTTCTCCCTTTAACATCGCCGAAATAATACGAAAACCTTTCGTTATATTCCAAATGATATTTTACATAATCCAAATTTGGTACTGAAATTTTGCTTGAAGCGGCCACCCAGCCGTAGAATAATGGATCTTCTGCGAAGACAAAATCATGCAATAAACTACACTTAGTTAATACTGTCTTCCCATGACCACGAGGCAATACTACTGCTAGCTGCTTAATAGATAGGTCATTTAGCTTATCAGCTACAGCATAATGAAAGAAGGGAGTCTCTGATCGCATAAAGTCATCTGGTAAAAATAACTTACCGAATGCAATAAGGTCGTTCTTAGCAAGCAGTAGCTGTTCTTCCATCGTAGAAACATTATTAAGGTTAATGTTAGCCATTTAATTCTTTGGGTCTCTGAACCTCATCTAATGCATTTTCACTAAAACCTTTAAATGCGCCTACGGCTAATGTTGTTGTACTAGTCCTAGTCTTATCTTCCATATCCATAATATCAGCCAGCTTAAAAAGCGCTTTTAAGCGAGTATCATCTTTTTCAGATGAGAGAATAACCTCCTTGATGTTATTAAGAATAAACTTCTCGTCTATATCTAGCTCTTCTAAAACTGGCTTAAGTTCTTCTTTCATAGCTGTCCTTATTCTGCTAGTCTTAACTAGCTGTGCTGATTTAAACTTTGCGTATCCAGGATCATTAGTGGGGTATGCGCGCATATATGCATCTTGTGCACATAACCCAGATGCTAAATAAACAACAAAAACCTGCTCACATTTAGACAGGTTCTCCCTTTGTATTAGTACATCATCTGCAAGCTTACCGCCTCCAAATGAATAAATATTTAATCTTCGAGAAGTATCCATCTTGGTACCACTATAGGCAGGGAATGTCCCAGTACATGTACCAACATAAGCAACCTCTCGCTTCTTCCCCTTCTGACGCTTCATAGTGCCTTGGCGTAATACCTCCAAGACACAGTCATCATCAGCTTTTACCCAGTCCCCGACAACCCCTTTCCTCCAGTCCGACTGAACAATCAGCCCATCCGGAAGGATGTCATCAGACTCGTAAACTTTATGCTCTATACCGTTTACACGGTAGAATCTCATTCTATCCTTTAGTCCAATAAGCGTATTCAGCAACAATAGTGCCACTAGACGCTTCTAATTGTACTCCTAAAGAATGTCCTCCAACTGGTAAAAAGCACCACTCACCAGCTGATAATTTACCAAAAATAACATCTCCTGTCATCTCGATATTTAATGTAGTAGTAACTGCAGATCCTCCAGAATCTTTAGCTGTATGCTTTATGTATACATATCTTGTCTGGCCATCAGTTGATGGTTGTATAATATTATTTGCTCCAACGGTAGTAACAGCAATGGTTGATAGGCCTGCTGTAGGAGCTGTAGTAGTTAAACTATCAGTGGCACTCAAAGATAGCGTTTCATTTGTAATGCCATCTGCGCTAGCCAATGTTAAGGTTGGTGTTAATGTTGCCATCTATTCTCCTTGTTTGTAACTATTTTTCGCTTCCTGGTAAGGAGCAGTATTCTTATCGG